AAGCTAAAGCATTTTTTATGTTTTCCCCTCTGTCTCCTCCAAATTGAATTGGAGCTTGTTCTGCTGAGTGCATGGTACTTACTGGGGAAGCTTGAGGGTTAAGGGCTTGTTTACTCTGGGAGTAATTCACCTGTTGTCTTCTATTTGCCATTAATTACTCCTTCATCCAATTATCAAAACCCTCTTTATTATCAACGTAGGCTTGTCCTGATTTAGCAGCACCACCTACAGCTTGCGCTCCGGCAGTCAACCCGATGGATGCCCAATCTGCTCCCTCACCCTTTTTAACACTTCTCACATTACCCATGTACTGCGACCACTGACCCTGTTTCTGTCTGTTTAATTGAGACACAGTCATAGAGGTGTTTTGCTCTCGTAAATCTTGGTCACGCAACGCTTGTGCTTCGGCATCCCATAAGATGCTAACCATTGATTGACCTTTTGCCCCACTCTCTGCTGATGAAAGTTTTAGGGCAGATTCAACTTTACCTTGTTCAATACTGGCGTTGAAATCTTTAACGGCGTTAGCTTCTAATTCTTGAATAATTCTTTCATTTGTTGCCGCATTCTTGTTGTGCAAATCCTTGCTTGCCAACTTTGCATTTTCTAAATAAAATTTGTTCTGTTGTTCAGCTTTACGGTCTTGCTCCATCCCACCTGCGATTGTTCCGGCAACGGCCAACGCAGCAGAGATGCCCAACATGATAGATACTGGTTCGCACATTGCTTTAAATCTCCTGTTATATTAATCAGGTTTTATCATGACAAATTCATAAAAGGGTTCATCTCCTAATCCAAAGTTTTCTACTTTGCGAGTGAACACGAACCCCAGTTTTTTAAGCCACCTAATGGCTAATTTATTATCACAGTGGACATAATTAACAAGTACTGTGAACTCACGCTGCTTTTTAGCAACCCAAGTCTTTGCCCCTTTTATGAATTGGTTGTTGTGTTCTTTTGTTGTAAATAAACAATCGCTTGTAAGCATCCAAGGAACACCGCTTTTAGGATGAAGCGCATCCACAGCAACACCATACATAGCTACAGGTTTTTCTGTACCTACTTCTACTATGGTGTTACATTCGGGAGACATTCTTTTACTACCCTTTAGTGCTAAAAACGGAGAAACTCCGCTACTGCACATGACCTCATGAGCATCCATTTTTCTCATTGTGTCTGCAAGGGGCTTTAGATCATCGTCCGTTGATGGTCTGGTATAAATCATATGATTAAATCCTGTGTGAATGTGTTTTAAAGTAACCCTCCCAAACGGCACTTTGCAGTTCGCAAGGAAGATAAGATATTGATTCTATTGATATTTTTACGTTTTCTGCATTGCATAACACAGGGAATTTAAACTCCCCAGAGTCTATAGGAGCGTGTCCTAAAACCACAGAACTTTTATCTAAAATCTTACCCGTGAATTCTTTTATTGACGGTTCTCTGTTCAGAGGTTCGACTATTGTTTTGAAATAACCAGAGTTGCTATAAAGCAGTTTAAACGACCTCAGTTGTAATCTTCCAGTGACTTTTTCGTTGTCTTGTTTTACAGCAGGTCTTGAGAATTCATAAGTAAAAAGATAAGGAACACCTGCGTAAATAACTTCACCAGAAGAAAGTAAAGAGGACACCTCTGACTCTAGAACCTGCTTGCCTTTAGATGTAACATATATGGCATCAGGGTCAACATAGGGCAGAGTGGTTACTCCGCTTGCCGTTGACAGTCTAACTCTCCTATCTAACTTAACTCCAAATTTGAATGTTTTCCCGTCACCTGTGTACTCTGTATCATCTTCTGATAGGTCTGTGCTTATGTTTATTTTTTCTAAAAACGACTCCTCGTTTCTTTCTATAATTACCCACAAATCAGAACCAGAGAACTCAGCCGATCTGACAATACCATCAAATTTCCACTCGCTCCAAGCACTTTGTAGTTTGTCTGAACCACTCTTATAATAATTATAAATAAACAAAGTTGATGGTGACCCGTCACATAAAGCAACCAACATGGAAAGACTAGAAGAGGATGTCAGGTGTGTTATTTTTCCTTTTAAATAATTAGGGGTGTGCGCTGTGATTTCTTCAGCGTCCTTTTCATCAGTCACCGAATCTACAACGTACTCTCTAATTCCAGACCAACTCCCTTGCTGTGTTGCAAAGAATATAGACTTTCCTACACTTGTTGGTTTGGCATCAAGGGAAGCTTCATATTGAGTTACAGCATCAATACTGACTGTTTTAGATGTTAAATTGCCATCACTTTTAAGGGAGAATTGAGACAGCGCACTGAAAAGCATAAGCTGATCAGAAAAAGGTATAGCGTGTCTTAGCAAAGATACTTTATTGTTTGAAACAGCAATATCAATCGGATCACCATCTAACAGACTCATCACTGTGGTTCTGAATAAGTTAAAGTACTTAGCAGATTCGCTAAATATTACGTTTTCATCAGAAAGAAAACCCAACCTGTTTTTATAAAAGAATACGTCTGAGATTGTAAAGTTTTCTAAAGAGGGTAGGGGGTTTGAATCATTATCCCCGGCTAATCTTTTTGCCCAACTCCCCACCTCTACAAATTGTGAATGGGAGGGTTTAGTTGATGATAGGGTGTGGGTAGAGTAATCGTAGTACTCTCCAGAAGCTTTACAAAAACAAAAGTAACCATCCGGCATTCGTATCAGTTGATGGGGCATTGTAGATGCATCAAACCCGTCAGATATACCACCCTCTACACTTTCTTCCCACAAAGGCTGCCCTGCACCCCCATCCACTGATTTAAGCCAGTAATCGTCTTCTAGCTTTTCATTAGTACCTGAGACTTTGATGTAAAACCCTATAGGTATGTCAACAGCAGGTAGTTTTTTATAATCTTCAATTTGATCTTTAAAAGCAAAGAAGAACTGAGAACCTTTGGAGTCTGAAGCTCCTATTTTAAAATCACTACCATCATTTCTGATTATATGTAAAACGTTGTTGTTAATTCCTACAGAGAAGTGGGATGGTAGAACAGTACTCCACGGATCAGCACTGTTTGGTGCAGTTAAATCGTTGTACAGTTGAGTGGTTATTTGATCCGTTTGAATGTGGGGTTCATGAACGACTGTCGATGAATCTGGCGTTGTGTATCTCGCTCTGCCTACAACAGTACCATCAACGTCTTGTATAACTAATTTATAATCGGTGGAGTAGTCTCCCTGTCTAACATACACTAGAGCTTCTGGGTTTCTTACTATTGTGTTTGTTGAGGAAGCTAAAACCTTTTTGCTTTTATTCACAATAAAGGTGTAATCAGCAACGGTTGTTGCCCCTAACTCCTTTAGTGGGTCAGTAACACTGGTAAGGTAAGACTTGTCAGCTTGCGAGATCACTACGTTTTGTGAAACACCCTCCTTGTCTGCTATAAATACAGGGTCATTGGAGTTGCTAGGAACAACAACAAGGGTATACCACTCGTTTTCATCTCTCCTGATAGTATGTATGAACGTATTACCAACCACTCCACCTAACAACTCTTTGTGTTCTGTGGGCGGCCTTTTCTGAAGACCATTAACAACAGAAGATAAACCGTTGATTTGTTTTTCACACTGGGTCTTACGTCTTACTGAGTCAGGTTGTTGTGAGATGCCATTGATTAAATTTGGAATCGTTTCGTTAACCAACCCCATATGAACCACCTCTCCTGTCTATGACCCTAGAAACGTCATAGTTGTCAAATATACTGTAATCACCTGCTTCAGCTTCAGCACCTCTTAGGTCTGCTAACGCTACTGCTTCATCTACTTCTTGAAATCCGTGAAGTTCTCGTGACCCAAGGATTCTATCTTGGAACACTCTAGCTGCCCTTACAGCAATATATCTTCTTGCAGCTTCAGGTAACTCCTCAAATGCTAGAAGAATTGTTAAGTTCACTTTTACAGCAGAACCTACGACAAAAGAGTGGTTCTTTCTGTTGTATAACTTCAGCCCTCTTTGGATTAGGTCTAATTCTGTTTCACTATTGCTTGGATCAGCAAGCAAAGTGTTTCCGGGCAAATGAACATGACCCGAAGTGTCTTGTGACAAAGGTACATCTATTTCACGATTCCAATGCCATCCGTGTGCCTGTACTGCTCTTGATGTAGACTCCAGAAGAGTTTCTGCCATCTCGGCATCAACAAGACCACTGGCTAAACTATTAACTGGAGCTTCACCAACTGAACTAAGCAGAATGTTAACTGCTTCTAACTTGGTAGTTGGGGTCATCTATTTTTTCCTTTAAAAATAAAAAAAAGGAGCAGCAGAGGAAATAATCCTCTACCACTCCTTTTGGGAAAAGCTTGTGTGTTACTACACAGCGTTTAAACTAATAGCACAAGCAGGTCTTAAAATATTATGACCCATTGCATATTTGCTCACAAACAAAGAACCCTGACGGTTGATCTGGTATTCAGACTCAACTGCAAGGTCTTTCAGTTTAACTGTGGCTGCCGCATCTTTGCTAAAGATTAGACCACGAACTTTGGAATAATTACCAAAGTAAGAACCTGATCTTCCAGTTGCGGTAGGGTCAGAGTCACCGTCTGCGTTTGAGTTCCAAAGTGCAGTCGTACTCATATCCTTTTGAGGAATGTGATTAGACATTAGAATCTTTACGCCACCGATCACTGGTACTTGTCCAGAAGACAAGCTGCCTGATCCACCAACGTCTTTGTTCATGTAAGCAAGCGTATTCACATCGCCCGAAACATTAAACAGAGAGTAGTACTGAGCAGGTGGAAGAACACAAACCTTTTCACCTGTGATGTCTTTAGAATCAAATTCTTCAAGAGCATCGTAGATAGCTTGGGCGATCTTAGACCCATCTGTTGCGTGAGCAGCAGTTGACCCAAGAGTGATGTTTGAAGTAAATACCTCATCATCAAAGACCCCGATTCCAGAAGCACCAACGTTTGCCGCTGTGATTGAAGCAGACTTAGCTATGATTCTAGCCATGTTCCGATCCATTTGATTCGACAGAGCATTACCTGCTTCTTTCGAGTAAATTGATCTAACATCATAATGGTTCATCAACTCATCTACAGAGTCAATAAATTGACTTGAGATTAGTAGTGAATCTACAGTTACAATGCGTTCACCATGCTTGATCGCATCACCTTGAATCAATTCACCGGGAGTGTGGTATTTAGCTTGCGCTGTACCTACCATTGGGAATTGAGCGGATTTACCTTTACTGATTGTACGAGTACGATGAAGCGGCATGAAGATGTTTCTTTCTTCAAATGCGGTTAAAACCTCTCCGGCATAAAGCTTGAGTAGGAGCGACCTGTCATCACCAGTCGCATTAGTTTGACCCAGACGGGAGACTGTCTGGTTTGTTGGAAATGCCATTGTATTAAGTTCCTGTTGAAGTTAAAAATGTGTTTTTTAAGCGCACACCTTTTCCGCAACACAGGACGCATTGAGATTGTCGATCCGTAGATCGGTCAGAACTTGTTACACTGTGGAGTTTCTTTGGTTATTGCTTTGGGTCTTTAAGAACCGGGTGTCCTTAAAGGATGTTGCTACGGTTAAGTTTCGCAGCAACTTGTTGGCGATATGCCGTGTCAGAATCATAACGAGGGTCTTTCATTGCAGAAGTTAATTCGGCAATAGAATTGAATCCCCCAGTAGTACTCATTGACGTTTCGCCCTGTACTAGGGATGGCTCAGTACCAACGTTGTTGGCGAACCTTGAGTTTAAACCCTCAACAGCAAGTATTATTTGATCAGGATCACCTGAGTTGACTTGCGAGTTAAAGGCATTTATCTCCCCGTTGGATAAATTATTTGTTGCCCACATGACCATCTCTGTGTAGTTTTCTGGACTACCTGTGATTTCGTAGGCTTGATCTTGAATGGAGTCTCTAATAGACTCTTGACCTGCAATGTAGGAGTCAACCATTTCTCTGGATAAACCTCGCTCTTCCCAAAGTCTGTCATAACTTTGTTCTGATAAATCACCGTTTGCAAGGTATTCTTGGGAGAATTCATTGTAGTAACTATCCTGTTGCGATTCGTCCATTGCATAATCGTTTTCGTCATGCTGCTCGTGCGACTCGTCTTCAAGGGATTCTTCCTCCCGATACTCTTTGTTGTGGAGTTTGTTTTCTAATTCGGAGTAGGCATTAGCCATGTCCTGTGGAGAGTTAAACTTTTCCGGCAACCATTCTGGTCTGTCATCAACAGGGGGGTTCTCAAGACCCTCTGCTTTTTCCAACATCTCTGAAACGTGTCCGGCATCTTCAAAATCTTCATCTCCCTGATAGGTTGAAACTTCTTCAGCCATTATTTATCTTCCTTGTGGGTTATTGGTTATTTCTTCTTTTCCCTATTTCTTTGGTTCTTCTTGCTATCCGGGGAACTAGGTCTTTTCTTTTTCTCTTCAGCTTTCTTACGTTTAGCTGAGATTCTTTGAATGTCCTCAACGTAATTGTTGTACTTGTCTTCTTTTCTCTTTCTGCCCACAATACCCTCAATGCCTTTAAGGGATGTGGGTTTGGCAGCAGGTACTTTGTAAGTTTTGTTGCCGACACTTACTGTCTTCTTGCCAGAAGATTTAGCACTAGCTGTTGCTTTCTTCAACTTAGCTGAAGAAGTGTTAGCTCTTTTATTTTTAAGTGCTGTCATTTCCTCATGAAGAGATTTACGAGTAGAGCTGGAATTCTCTTTAGGTTTCTTCTTAATTGAAAGAGGGGAGTTACTAAAGTCTGGCTTAGTGTCTCTAATTTTATCTTTAGAGCTTTTACCTGCCTTACCTTTAGTGGTTATAGAACCAGTGGTAGGTTTAAGACTATACTTGTCGTTCTTCGTGTTTACCTTAACGACACCTGTTCCTTTAAAGTCTGGCTTAGTGTCTCTAATTTCATCTTTAGAGCTTTTACCCCATTTACCTTTAACGCTACTAGCCTTGGTTTTCTCTTCTTTATCCTTTGTGCTATTTTTTGTGTTCTTGTTAGAACCAGAACTTTTACCACCAAACCAATCAGGATTTAATGAGAAAGCACCATAGTCTGATCTAGACTTGCCTTTAGGTGCAGGTTTGGTATTTTTAGAGTTAACCTCTTTAGATACGTTCTTACGCCTTTTTCTTTCAGCTTCCTTTTTCCTTAAAGCTCTTCTGGCAGACTCTGAACGAACCTCTTCATAGTCGTGTTTAGATTTTTTCTTTTTCTTTTTAAGCGACTCCTCAGTCACCACGTTGTTATATTCACCCATCTTACTGTTGTCCTTGTTGTGGAATCATTTTCTGCATCATCTCTTTAAGAGCTTCCGGGTCTTTACCAACCCCATCACCCATTGACTTAACCATAGCAGGTGCTGATTTTTCAATCGCCCCTCCCATCGTTTGCATCATCATTTGTTGCTGCTGTT